TCTTGGGTAGCTGATAATCCAAGAAAACAATTGTTGAGAGCTTACAAAGAAGATGGTAAAACAAAGTACAAACCTGTGATAGGAAACGCAACAGACTTATAATTATGAAAAAAAGAGATCCATTAGTTGGAACTGGAAAAAAACCAAAAGGCTCTGATAGGAGATTATACACAGATGAGAATCCTAAAGATACTGTTAGAATTAAGTTTGCGACTCCTGCTGATGCTCGTGCGACTGCTGCAAAAGTTAAAAAGGTATCTAAACCGTTTGCAAGGAAAATACAAATATTAACAGTAATGGAACAAAGAGCTAAGGTTATGGGTAAAACAGAGGTAGTTAATATTGCAAGAAAAGCAAAAGAATCCATACGCAAAACTCGTAAGGTCTAGAACATTCCGTTCAAAAGTGATAAACTCAAAGAAGTTGTACAACCGCAAAAAGGAGACTAATGCTCTCAAAGCGGCCGCTAAAAAGGAGGACTAGTGCCATTAAATAAAAAAGGTAAAAAAATTATGAGCTCTATGCAGGAACAATATGGGAAGAAAAAAGGCACTGCTATTTTTTATGCCACAAAAAATAAAGGCAAAATAAAAGGTGTTGAAAAAGCTGCCATGGGTAGAGCTATGTTTAGTCAAACCACTACAAAAGCTCCAGGAGATGCACAACGTGAAAAATATATTGGATCTTATATGAAATCTGAAATAGCAGGTAGGAAAGTAAGTAACGATAGTCTAGTCAATTATTATGGGGATATGTTAAAAGGATTTAAATTATGAGCAGAAGAAATAGATCAGGTATGATTGGTAAAAATATACCAAAATTATTATTAAAAGCTATTGGCAATGATCCAAAAAGATTACAAAAAGTATTAGATAAATTTAAAGAAATTAGAAGACAACCAAAACTTCCTGGTTTAAAAAAAGGAACTGGAGAAAATGGTGTAGTTTATAAAGATAAAAAAGGTAAAGTAATTTCTAAAGGAGAGGCGATGAAAGCTTTTGATAAAGCTGATGCAGCTGAAAGAAGAGATAAAGGTAAATTACCTAAATCAAAACCAAAAGTGGGAGGAAGAATGAGTGATATATTTAAAAGTTATGGTAAAGCTCCTAAAGGTGTAATGACATTATCTTCGGGATCACCAAAAACTTTTGCAGAAATGCAACCTTATGGTGGAAAATATGCAAAAAAGAAAAAAGAGATGACAGCAACAGCTGCTCAAAACGTAAAAAGATTAATGACACAACCTGATGCTTACGATCCAGAAACAAGGTATATACAAGGATTTCAAAAGAAAGGTAATAAAATTAGGGTAGCATCAAAAAAAACAACTGATGCAACAAATTTAAAAGCTGAAGCAGCTAAAATGAAAGCTGATTTAGGTGCAGGTTCAAGAGTTGGAATATTTGAAACACCTATGAGAGTAGGTTCTCGTGGTTTTGAACCGATAAGATATACACCTAGAAATAGAAAAAAAGGCAAACGTGTACAAATGCCTGTAAGACCAGAGCCAGTGAGACCAATGAATAAACCTTTGCTTAAAAGACCTAAGAAAAAATTTAAAAATGGTGGTGAGTCTACAATTAAAACTGTAGCTGCTAAATTAAAAAAAGCATCTAAAGCACATGCAGGACAAGCAAAAGCTCTAGAGAAAGTTGTTAAGAAAAAAGGCGGTGGATTGATGGATTACTATAAGGATATATTATAATGGCTACATCAGGAACTACAGGATTTGATTTAAATATAGATGACATTATACAAGAGGCATACGAGAGATGTGCAATTGTAACTAGTTCAGGTTATGATTTAAAATCTGCTAGAAGATCTCTTAATTTATTATTTGCAGAATGGGGTAACAGGGGCATTCATCTTTGGAAGGTTGAACAAGATGAAAATACACTTGTTGCGGGACAAGCATCTTATACAGTTTCATCAGATGTAAATGATGTATTAGAGGCATTTATATCCTCAACAGCAGCTGCCTCTAACACTTCTAACACACAAGATATATCTTTAACAAAAATAGATAGATCAGCATATGCAGCTATACCTAATAAATTTGAAACAGGTACACCATCACAGTATTATGTAGATAGGCAAACAACACCTGTCATAAATTTATACCAAACACCAGATTTAAGCACTTATACAGTATTGAAATATTTTGTAATAAAAAGAATAGAAGATGCAGGAGCTTATACAGATCAAGCAGATGTTGCGTATAGATTTTTACCATGCATGTGTGCGGGTTTAGCATACTATTTATCTATGAAGAAAAACCCACAGCTAGTGCAACAAAATAAAATGATTTACGAAGATGAATTAAAAAGAGCATTAGATGAAGATGGTCAAAGAGCATCTACATTTATAACTCCACAAAACTTTTACCCAACGAGTATATAATGGCTAAATTTGCTACAGGAAAATATGCTAAAGCGATATCTGACAGATCTGGTATGGAGTTTCCATACAGTGAAATGGTCAGAGAATGGAATGGATCATTAGTTCATTATACTGAGTTTGAACCTAAACAACCACAGATTAGAAGAAGAAGAACTGTTGCAGATGCAATAGCGATACAAAATGCAAGACCAATGAAGTTTCAACAACCTGCTCAAAAATTTAATAATGATATTACAATTTCTGATTCAGGAGGAACTCAAGTTCAGGTAATTAATTTAACATTACCAGGCATATTTGGATTTGGTGTTTTTTCACAAAATTTTACAGGAAATGGAATAACCACATCTATTTCATCTATGGTTCCAGATGATGGATCATTACAGAATAGACGAAGACAATTAAGTGCCACTATTGGCAACATAACAGTGAGTATAACATAATGGCTATAACACACGCTAATTTTCTAACACAAGTAAGAAACTATACTGAAGTTTCCGACACAGTTTTAAGTGATACATTAATAGATCAGTTTATTAGAAATGTGGAAATTGATATTGCAGGGAGAGTAGATTATGATGATCTTAGAAGGGCTGCAACCTCTACATTTACAGTTGGTAATAGAGCTGTATCTCTACCTGCTGATTTGATCGTTATGAGATCTGTAGAGCATATTGATTCGAGTGGTAATAGAATTTTTTTAGAAAAAAAAGATACGAGTTTTATTTCTGAATTTAATGGCACAGGCAAGCAAGGCACACCTAAATATTTTGCTAATTTTGATGATTTTAATATTATCGTAGCTCCCACACCAGCAGCCGCAGATACAGTTCAGATAAATTATATTCAAGATCCACCTCATTTTAATTCTTCAACAAATACTTTTATATCAACTTATCAAGAGTCTATGCTTCTACATGGCGTTTTAGCTGAGTGTTTTAGATTTTTAAAAGGCCCTGATAACCTATACAATCTATACAATTCAAAGTATAATGAAGAAATACAAAATTTTGCTCTACAACAAATGGGCAGAAGAAGACGTGCGGAGTATGATGATGGTGTACCAAGAATTAAAATACCTTCTCCAGCTCCAAACACAACTTATTAATAAGGAGAAAATATGGCTATAACAACTAACGCAATATGTAATTCTTTTAAAAAAGAATTATTAGAAGGTGCACACAAGTTTCAAGCTGCACCTAACGGAAGCACATACAAACTTGCGATGTTTACAAACGGAGCTACTTTAGGAAAATCAACTACAGGTTTTGCAACAAACCCTGGTGGTGGATCTAATACGGAAGTAACTTCACCATCGGGTTATACATCTGGTGGTAAAGCACTTGTAAACGTAGGAACGTCAGTAGCGACTGATACTGCTATTACAGACTTTGCAGATTTATCTTTTACTGGAGTTACATTAACAGCGAGAGGTGCTTTAATTTATAACACAACTACGTCTGGTGGATCAAACACAACTGATGCAGTTGCTGTTCTAGATTTTGGCGGAGATAAAACAGCGACTTCAGGAACTTTTACAATTCAGTTTCCTGCATTCACTACTTCGGCAGCTATCTTAAGAATCGCATAATTTATAAAGGAGGAGCCTTGTGGCTGATATTACAGTTTTAGTACAGTCGCCAGGCTCTGAATATTGGGGTCAATCCACATGGGGTTCTAATGACTTTGGTGGATCAGGCATTTCATTAACAACATCTAGCGGCACAGCTACTACTACCGCTGACGCAAATGTAACAGTATCAGGAATTAGTTTAACATCATCTGTTGGAGCAGCCTCGGGTTTTGCTTCATTCTCTACTTCAGTTACAGGAGTATCGTCTTCAATATCTCAAGGATCAGTTGTACCTGGAACAGGAGATATAGTAAATTTAACAACTGCTGGTTTACTTCAAACTGCTATAGGAAATGAGACAGCAGAGGGAATAATTGAAGTAGGATGGGGAGGTGATGCTTGGAACGTAAATGCTTGGGGAGAATTACAACCTTTTGAAAATGTTACAGGACAGGCTTTAGCGACCTCAATCGGATCAACTACTATAACTGCTAACGCTGATGTATCAGTTACAGGACAATCAATAACTTCATCAGTAGGAACACAAACTGCTGGTATTTCTTTTGCTACAACAGTTACAGGACAATCTCTAACAACCTCTATCGGCACAGAAGTGGTAGATATTGGTGTTCCAGTAACAGGAATTGCAGCCTCAACATCTTCTGGATCTGTAACTATTGATGATACGTTTTTAATTGGTGAGGGTTGGGGTAGAGATACGTATGGAAATTTAGCTTGGGGTGTAAATTACTCTGCTAAAAATAATACTGGACTTTCATTAACATCATCAATTGGTAGTGAATCTTCTTTCACTGATGTAACAGTATCTGTGACAGGCCAAGCTCTAGGTATGACGTTTGGAGTTTATTCTGTTACGGCTAATGCTGATTTATCTATTACTGTAGCTGAACATACAATGACGAGCTCACTTGGCTCTACATCATTAACACAAACTACTACTGAAACATTAACAGGTCAGTCATTAACAACCTCTGTGGGTAACGCACCAGCAGGATTATTCTTAGATGTACCAGTTACAGGTTCATCATTGACTACATCTCAAGGTACTACAAGTTTAACACAAACCACAACAGAGCCAGTTACAGGACAGTCTTTAACCACTTCTATAGGTACAATCACACAAGTCCCTCAAGTTATTGTTGGTGTTTCTGGATTATCTTTAACATCAGCTATGGGTGAGGAGGGCACTCAGGCTAATGCTAGAGTGGTTCCTACAGGACAATCATTAACAAGCTCAATAAATAGCGTAAATGTTACTCCGTGGCAGGAAGTTGATTTAGGTGTTAATAATACATGGCAAGATGCTGCTTAGGGGTAGGGTTGATTTACTTTATAGCTGCAAGTAAAATTAGGAAAACAGGAGATAAAAAAATATGGCTTCTACTTTTTCGTCAGATTTAAAACTCGAATTAATGGCTACCGGTGAAAACGCTGGTACGTGGGGAAACAAAACAAATACAAATTTAAATTTAGTTCAACAAGCAGTAGCTGGTTTTGAAGCAATTGATGTTGCATCAGCAGATGTAACACTAGCAATGACAGATGCTACAATTTCAAATGCAAGAAATGCAACTTTAAAATTTACTGGCACATTAGCTGCAAATAGAACTGTTACTTTACCAGATAGTATTGAAAAAGTTTTCAACATTGAAGACGGAACAGATCATGCTGGAAATACATTAACATTTAAAACTGCATCTGGAACAGGTGTGCTTTTATGTGAAGGTAATTGTTATGTTGTTTATTCTGATGGAACTAACATTGTAAAAACAAATGAATATAGAAAATGGAGAACACTTACCGCTGCTGAAACAATTCAAGCAGGAGCTAAACTTTTTATAGATACAACGGGTGGTGCTTTTACAGTTACACTTCCAGCGTCACCAGCTGTTGGTGATGAAGTTCATTTTATAGATTCAAGATTTAATTTTGATACTGCCGCATTGACTGTAGGTAGAAACAGTTCTAAAATAGCTAACGCAACATCAGACTTAGTAGTTAACACAGAGGGTGCAGGTTTTGGATTAGTCTTTTCTGGTTCAAATGTAGGCTGGACTTATATGGAGAAATAATATGTCAAATTACGAAGCAACAAGATACGATTTTACTGGAGCAAACCTTACTGGTATCGAAGGTATACCTACTGCAACTATCGTGCCGTGGTCTTCATCTTCAGTGCCATCTGGCTTTTTAGAGTGTGATGGATCTGCGGTTTCTAGATCAACATATTCTGCTTTATTTGCAATTGTTGGTACAACATACGGAACAGGAGATGGTTCATCTACTTTTAATTTACCGAACTTATCTGACAAAATTGCTTTAGGTAAATCTAATAACAAAGCATTAGCTTCAACAGGTGGAGCAGAACAAGTGCAATCTACAGGAAACGTAGGTGGTTCAACAGCTAATGCAACTTTATCAACTGCACAATTAGCTTCGCACAATCACCCAACAAATATATCATTTGCAAGTTCTGGTGGTGGTCACACACCTGCTGGTGGACAAACAAATCCTTTCCACACACCTGAAGGATCTTCAGGTAATACTGGTTTGAGTGTATCAAATGCAGGATCAGGACAAGGGCACAACCATAACATGAGTGCAACATTTACAGGTGATTCAACATCTGTTGTACAACCTTATTTGGCTGTGATATATATAATTAAAACTTAGGAGAAATTTATGGCAACATCAGCAAATTGGACAGTAGTTATGGACGACAAGCTAGTTATTAAACAAACTGGCGATGCAGCTGGTAACGGTTATGTTATTGATGATGATGCATTTTGGAGTCAATCAAAATTTTCAAATATTTGGGCTATTCAACATGGCACAACTCCAAATACAGATGAAGTTGAGTATAGAGATGATACACCTCACTCTCAATATGATGAAGCAACACTAGGTTCAATTCAAGAATTTACAAATAGATGGGATGCTGCACATTTAGTTAGATTACAATCTGATTGGGACATGGACAACTATTTTGACGAGACTGGCACTCAAGAAACTGCTGATGCTAAGGTAGCAAGAATAGGTGCAAGACCTACTTCATATACTAGTTAAAACTTATCATTTAACATAGGCAACAACATCCAAGAAGTTAAGATATATTTTTCACCTGATATTGGTGGATTACCTCTATGAACATAAGGAAAAGCAGCTGGCCATATTACAATTCTACCTTTTTTAGGTTTAACCCTTTTTGAAAAATATAAAAATTCAGTTTCTCCGCCATCTTTAACATCATTTAAATATATAGAATAAACAAAAGCCCTTTTTAAAGCGTCACTATCAACACTAGAATACTCTACATGCCAGTCGTGATAACCTTCAGTCGGTAACGTTTTTTGTAATTTAAGTCCAGTATATTTATACTTAACATCATAAATATTTGTAGCACCTGTTTGTTCACAGTAATGATTAAAAGCTAAATCAAAGTTTATAATCATAGTTTTAAGTTCTTTAAACCACACATCATATTGATCAAACGTGCAAAAATAATGCTGATCTTGTTTTCTTAAAACAGACATACCTTCAGAAGTGATTCTATTCATTGTTTTATTAAATTTATCCATGTCCTCAAAAAATTTTATCGCTCTGTTGCACTCTTGAGGGGTTATGAAATTATCATAAACACCAATAAAATTAGTTATGTTAGATGTCTTTTCTTTCATTAAGCTCCTTTACCTTATTTTGGAATTTAAATATATCTCCCTGTAATATATTAAATACTAAAGTATATCTATTAAGATCTCCAGTATGTTCATTGAAACCATGTAATATTTCACCAGGAAAAATATAATAATCTCCAGGTTCTGGAGTTATTGTAATATTAAGTTCTGGAAAAATTAAATCACAACCTTTGCTTAAAAACAATAAACCATGAGTACAAGGGTGTGTATGAAAACCAACACTATCCCCTTTTTTTATTTCATTGCCCCAAGCATTAGAAACAAAATATTTATCAAAAAAATATTTCCACATGTCAGGGTGAGTTTGACTATTTTTATTTATTAGGTAATTAAAAAATTTATTAAAATTATTTTTTTTATTAAAAAAATACCAATCAGTCATACCACCTTTTACATTTGAATAATTTATAGTTGGATCAATATTGTTTTTTATATCTATAATAAAGTTATGAATTTCTTCTGGGAAAGGATAATGACCAAAAATTATATTTACTGATCTCTTATATGTTACATTTAAACTAGTGATCTGTTCTTGAACGTTATTAGATTTATCTAATATATTTATCATTTTTATTGTGCTTGTAGTATGATACTTATTATTGTAATACAATAAAATCAATATTAAAATGATACAGATTGTAGACGATTTTTTTGAAAAAGAAGAGCTTAAAAAAATTCAAGGTTATGTAAAGAAAGGCTTACCATATATTCCAAGATACTTTGGTAAAGAGCTTGTAAGAAATAAAGAAACTTATTATGGTATGAGATTTTCTCTAAAACATGATAAAGATTTAGCTGACATTTTATGTAGACAAGCAGAAAAAAAGTTTAATATTAAGATAGATGTTATCGACCCTGATTCTGGGATTGACATGAGAAATTTAGATACTTTAAAACCTCATACAGATCCTGCTGCTGCAAATGTGCTTTTGATGATTGATGGCCCTGTGGCTGTAACTAATGGCACAGTCTTTTATACCAAAAGAAAAGATGAGGATATGAAAGATTTAGATATACATATTGGATTTCAACCTAATAGAGCTGTATTTTTTCCCTCAGACATGACACATGCTGCTAATGTAAGTCCTGTAAAAGATATGAGAAGATATACATGCACATTGTTTCTATGGCAATATACTGATCAATGGGGTAAAAAATATTATTATGATAGAGATAAAGAATGTTTGACCATAAAATAACCGAACTGAAATATCACATGGATGGTCTAATGCCAAAAGCTATATGTGATAGTTTAATTAATTTTTTTGAAACCAAAAAATACTTATCTGAGACTGAACAAAGTTATAAATTTAAAGAAAAACAAAATGTAAAAGATAATTTTAAATGTATTAATTTATCTCATTTTGTGCAGTTTGATGCGTCTTTTAAAAAACCTTTTGATATTATACGAACTTACTTAAGCATAGTTTTACAAAATTATGAAATGCATTTAAATAAAAATATATGCCCAACATTTGAGAATAAATTTTTTTTAACAACCACACATAATATTAGAATACTTAAATATGAAGAGGGACAATATATTAAAGACCATTCTGATTTTAGTGTAGTTAACAGAGCGTCTTGCACTATAAATTTAAACGAAGGTTATGAGGGCGGTGAATTTAGATTTTTTGATGGACGTGTAAAATGTTCGTTTAAAACTGGAGATGCTATGATATTTCCAGCAGAACCTATATGGATTCATGGTACAGATCCTGTAACTAAAGGAACAAGATATTGCATTAATTGTTTTTTAGGGCCTCAATGAAGCTGTATTATTCTGTTCCTGGAAAAATTTGGTGGATACATAATTTTTTAGATCAAAATATGTATAAAGGTATACATGATGCTATTATCAAAGAACGAAAACAAATAAATTTACATACCTCAAAAGGTGTTTGGGAAGAGGGTCTTATAGAAAGATTAAACCCACCTCTAAGAACAAGTGTTAGTAATTACCAACCTTTTGAAAAATTAAAAACATTAGTAAAGCACAATCCTTTTTTTCAATTTGAAGACGTTGCTAAAATGTCTACTAACATTCATTATATGAAAAAAAGCTCAGGTATTAACTGGCATAACGATGGCAGTTGGAAATATGGTGCTACCTATTACATTAATAATAAATGGAATGCTAACTGGGGAGGTGAGTTTATGTTTGCAGACTCTACAGCACATGGGTGGTTGCCTTTAAAAGGTAATTCAATTGTTATTATAAAATCACCATTTCAACACAAAGTTAACCCTGTTCTAACAGATATTATGCCTAGAATTAGTGTGCAAATCTTCATGAAGTGAAATAGATTTCAATAATCTATTATGGTATAATTACGGATGCCTTTAACAAGTGTACCAATACAACCAGGATTTAATAAGCAAGTCACTGAAACAGGTGCTGAGGGTCAATGGGTTGATGGAGATAATGTAAGATTTAGATACGGATTGCCTGAGAAAATAGGTGGATGGTCTCAGCTTACAACATCAACATTAGCAGGAAATGCAAGACATCAGCATATGTGGACAGATTTAGATGGTAGAGTTTATGCTGCGATAGGAACAGATAAATGTTTATTGGTTTATTATTCTAATACGTTTTATGACATTACACCGCTAGCTGCAACAATATCAGGAGGGACTTTTACTTCTGTAAATGGTTCTGCAACTGTTACAATTAATATATCAGGAACTAATCTTAATGCAGGTGATTATATTATTTTAGACTCGGTAACGTTACCTGGTGGTGGAGCAACAGGATTTTCAACTACAGATTTTGATGGTGTGGTATTTGAAGTACAATCATCTACGTTTACATCATTAGTTTTAACTATGCCATCTACTGAAACAGGAACAGGTATGACTGCTGCTGGTGCTGTATCTATAAAACCCTATGTTGATTTTGGTCCTGCAACTCAGACATTTGGATATGGATGGGGCACAGGTCTTTATGGTGGTAGTGTAACAAACCCTATTCAAACAACTTTAAATGGTGCTCTTAATGCAGATACAGCAGGGACAGGTGGTTCAGGAACTAGTATAACATTGACATCAGTTACAGGTTTACCAACATCGGGCGTTATATTGGTTGATAATGAGTTAATTACCTATAGCGGTATTTCAAGTAATGATTTAACTGGTATAACAAGAGGGGCTAACGGAACAGCGACACCGGGCACCTCAAACGGACAAGCACATTCCAATGGTGCCACTGTTACTGATGCACAAAACTTTACAGGATGGGGCACAGCTTCTGGAACTTCATCTGTAATACTTGAACCTGCTAATTGGTCATTAGATAATTTTGGACAACAACTTATAGCCACTGCAAAAAATGGCAAAACATTTTCTTGGAATCCTATTAATGCTAATAATGCCGCTTTAACTACTAGAGCCGCAGCACTGTCTGGTGCTCCAACTGCATCTGTAGCATCAATTGTTTCTGAAAGAGATAGACATTTAATTATATTAGGAACCGAAACAACAATAGGCACAACTACAACACAAGACAAATTATTTATTAGATTTTCAGATCAAGAAGACGCCACTAACTATTCACCTACCTCAACTAATACTGCTGGAACTTTTAGATTAGATAGCGGCACTAAAATTGTTGGGGCAGCAAAAGCAAAAGATTATATTTTAATTTTAACAGATACTGCTGCATATGTTATGCAATTTGTTGGTCCTCCTTTTACATTCTCTATTCGACAGGTTGGCTCAAACTGTGGAGCTATAGGTCAGCACTCAATTCAATATGTTGATGGGGCAGTTTATTGGATGGGTCAAGCAGGTGGTTTTTTTGTTTATGATGGAACAGTTAAGTCATTACCATGTTTAGTAGAAGATTTTGTTTTTACTACAGGTGGAGATAATCTTGGTTTACAGTTTACTAGTGGTGAAATTGTTTATGCTGGTTATAATACCTTGTATTCTGAAATCAATTGGTTCTATCCAAAATTTGGATCTGTGAACATTGATAGAGTCGTAACATATAATTATCAAGAACGTGTTTGGACTACTGGGTCATTATCAAGAACAAGTTATTATGATGCAACACTTTTTGATAACCCATATGCAACAGAGTTTAATTCAACTGGTGTACCTACATTTCCTGTTATTCAAGGGATTACAAACAATCGAGGAGCTACGACATACTACTCTCATGAAGAGGGCACTAATCAAGTGGCTGCAAACGGCACCTCTACAGCAATTGTTTCTTTTATTAAGTCGGGAGATTTTGATTTAGATGTTGAGGGTAATGGTCAATTTTTTATGAGTATGAGAAGGTTTGTTCCCGATTTTAAAGTATTAACTGGTGATGCTAAAATATCAATATTACTTAAAGATTTCCCAGTAGACAATGAATCATCCTCTCCTCTTGGACCCTTTACAATCAACAGTTCAACGACTAAAGTAGATACTAGAGCTAGAGCTAGATTTGCTAGTTTAAGAGTAGAAAACACTTCAGTAAATCAAAGTTGGAGATACGGAACTTTTAGAGCTGATACACAACCAGATGGACAAAGATAATGAATGACAAAAGACAACAATACTCTGCACAACAAACACAAACAGGTAAATCACCTGGAATGTCGACAGCAAAAAGACCAGGTAGTAAACCATCTGATAGCGGACGTAGACAACAAGAAGCTTTTTTAAAAGCAAATCCACCTGCAACATTAAACGTTTTAAGAAGAGAAGGAGTGCCAATGGTTCCTTTTGGGATTCCAGGTGGCCAAGCGATGAATATTTTAAAACCTTACAGAGATCAAATATTAGGATTTAATATAGATTATTTCTCAGATTTAAAAAACAGAACACAAAACGATCCTAATAGAAATATAAATAATTATGAAAGATCAGCAGCTGGGTATAAACAGTATATGGCAGACAGGTTATCAGGTAAGATTGATGCAGCTGGTAATTTACTTAGAGGTGGACAAGACAATGATGCAGGTATCATGCCATTATTAAATGATCCTAATTTACAAAACCCTAATATGAATATGATGAATCAAGGTATAGGATCTTTAATTGGTGCACCACAAGTAATTAATAATGAATATATTTATGGTTTACCAATGGGCTTCATGAGATAATGGCAAAAATAGACATATACATTCCAGAGCCTAAACCACAATATGATGAGTCTAATCAAAGACAAATATTAGAGGCATTAGATACATTAAAAAATCAATTAAATTTTTCTTTTCAGTTTGATCTAAAGGAAGAACAAGACACTTTTAATTTTTTCTTACAATGACAATAAGATATCAAAACGCAGGTATAAATTTATCAACCACTGGAACAACAAGTGTTGTTACTTGTCCAACAGACGGAACTATTTTAATAAAACAAATACAAGTTAATAATGGCTCTAGTGGTGGTGTAAATCTAAACGTTCAGGTTACTGATACATCAGCAGGTGCAACATTTAGAATTTTTAATGAGTCATTATCAGGAAGTGTTACTAAAGATATAATAAATAATACATTAGTTCTTGAAGCGGGTGATATTTTAAAAATGACAGCAGGAACAGCAGATTTC